AAACTCAACGGCTCCAACACGGCTTTCATCTTCGTGAACCATAAGAAGATTGCCCCGGGCCCAGTCCCAATCGTGAACACCCCAGGCGGCGCCAGCCCTAAGTATTACTCCTCTCTTCGCCTCGACTTTAAGGCGAATAAGAAGGATATTAAGGGGACTGTGCAGAAGCTTGAGGTGGAAATTGCGAAGTCCCGATTCAGTTCGAAGAACACCACAATCAAGATTCCGCTCGAGCTTGATTGGCGAAAACTCGATGTATAATTACTTTATAAAGGAGTAATTTACAATGAAAAATGATATAAAAGAAATGCGCGGCGCGCTAACCCCTGAAGAAGTCCTACCTAACATGATGGTAGTAGAAGTCGATTCCCCTGAGCAGTATGTCGAGTACCAGGGGCTAACCGCCGCCCAGGCCCTTAATCATTTGATTGAAGATGAAACCAAGGCCATTAGTTGCTACGAAGGTATCATCGCCGACAATCTTGATATCCTATCCGATAAGGACCTGGACAAGTTGAAGTCAATCGTCTCGGACAAGAAGGCTAATATAGCTGTCCTCCAAGCGATGACCACCACTTATGATGAAATTGAGGTGGACAAGTCGGCCGCCCAATCGTTAAAGAAACTATTAAAGAGGAGCAAGTAATGGCTATCTATCGTGGTCAAACCACTACCCAGGAGAAGATTCAGGCAATCGCCACTCTCCGCATCACTACCAAAGCAGAGGCAATCGCGTTCCTACGCGCCATTGCTAATGTGAATGTACAGATTGCAGACATCTTGCAGCGTCAAGAAATTGCCGCTGTCTCGGCCCGCAATCAAACCATTAAGCCGATTGAACAGGCTAAGGAGATTCAGTCTACCCCAGTAGTAGAAGAACCTGAAGAACCACTCTTTGAAGAGAAAGAAGAGCACACCGCTAGCGAGAAGAAAACTCGTATCGAAAAGCTTAAGAAGGCTACGAAGAAATAATGGCAACGGGGAGTAAATCAAAATTGATTACTCCCCTTTACAATCACTGGGAGAAGTTCGACAAGTTCGATTTCAGTTCGGTCATGCTGGACTTCGCCCAGTATTGTGCTAAGGGGAAGATGATTGTAGACAAGCAGGGTCACGCGGTCCCGTTCATTTTGAACGAGGCACAGCGTGAGGTTGCTCGTCTCATCTTGCCCTATATCTTTGCAAAGGTGCCGGAGCCGGTCACTCTGGTCATCCACAAGTCCCGCCAGATGGGTATCTCGGTTGTACTCGCCGCTCTTGAACAATACATTGTGTCGAGAAAGCAGAACATTAACCTGACACACCTCTTCCCGAACGACCAGCTCGCTAACCAGTTCTTCGTGGAGAAATGGATTCCACTGATGGAGGCGACCCATCCACAGCTGATGCCAGATATGTATGCCACAGCATCGCCTAACCCTTACGTCAAGGTTCGTGACTTCCACGGAGTATCTATGGGTTGCAACATCCGTATCGGTGGTTCTGAGTCCCGCGCCGCCGGCCGCTCCCAGACCAACCAGATTGTTATCCTCGATGAGTACGCCTTCTACAATAACGTCTCGAATCTTGAGCGTGGTGTCCTCGCTACCCAGCCTAAGACTGGTATGGTGCTCACGGTTTACGTCTCCACCTCCAACGGTTCCAACCACTTCTACGACGTCGTCCGTCAATCCCAGCAGCCAGGCTCGCGCATCAAACACATCTTCCTTCCGTGGCATATGCAGCACGAGTATGAGATTAAGCCAGACAAGCTCTCCCGTTTCTACGACCTCGACAATTACGAGCCGACCGAATATGACATGAAGCTCATGGATATCTTCGAGGAGGCAGGTTACCCAGAAGAAGAGTGGGTTGATAAGCTTAACTTTTATGACATTACACTTGACAAGGAAGCAAAAGCAGACCAGGACTATATGTTTGAGAACTACCCTAGCGAGCCAGAGGAGTCCTTCCAGGCCACCGGCCGCCCAGTCCTCCCTGCTAAGGTTGTTAACTACTGGCTCGAACATCCTAAGGAATACAAGTGCCTTGACCAGTTCCTTGACCAGAAGACTAACAAGGTCGTGATGTCCGAGTGCCCGAAGTCTTCCATCCGCCAGTACATTGCACCAGTCCCAGGCCACAGATATATCCTCAGCATCGACCCATCATCAGGCTACGCCGCCGACCGCACCGCTGGCGTCGTCATCGATAAGGCCACCAATGAGGAGGTCTGCTCCTTCGTAGAATACATCGAGCAGACGGAATGCGCCGAGCTCGCCGTCAACCTCGCCACCTACTACAATAAGGCCGAGACTCTGATTGAAAGAAACATGGGCGAGACGATGATTGAATTCATCAAAGGCATCGGCTACCCACGCCTCTGGCTCGACGTCCACGCCTCAACTCGCACGCTCAAGTATGGAATCCGCACCACTGTCCCTATGAAGAACGAAGCAATCCGCCGCCTCAAGTTCCTGATGAACCAAGGCATCTACAAGCCACACGACGAACTATTCCTCCGAGAGGCGCAACACTTCAACTGGACGCAGCTCCCGGGCGGTGGCTATCGCGCAGAAGCGACAGGCCAGGACGAGAACGGTGAACCATACCATGACGATACGATTGCAGCGCGCTGGTGCTGGGCCGCATCCCTCGACATGAACAAGTACAAGAAGTATATGCGTAAGGACCCAGCGAGCAGAAGTCGCTTATAGTAATGGTAAAATTAAATCAAAGGTACAACCTTTTGTGTTAATTAACCATTAAGGAACAAAGTAAAATGCCAAGAGCAAACAAAACTCAACAGTATGACTACCTGCTCCGCTACGTTAATGAGGCAGCCGAGGCCAGGCTCCCACTCATTGCGATGTGCGAAAGAGCAATCCTAGCATACAAGCAGTGTCCTCTTCGAAACACTTATAAGGAGAACGCTGACAAATACCTTCAGAATATCGGCAACGGTAACCCTGAGCTCTATAAATGTCTAAAGCATTTGTGCAAGACAATCCCTGATGCTACAAACGATACGGTGTTTAACGCCGTAGAGACATGGGTCTCGATGACGATGGGCGGTGCCGGCCAGTTCGAATACGAGCCAGCAGACGAATACGCAGAGAAGGACCCGGCCCTTGTAGACCGCCTCGCCTCCCTTGCCAAGTTCTTCCATGAAGACAATAAGATTGATGCCCTCCTCCCTAAAGCTACCCGTAAGATGGTAATGCAGGGCCAGGCCAATTTCTTCCTTGAGCCAATCAAGGACGGACGCTTTAAGGTTTCTTTGATTGACGCCTACAAGATGCTTCATGACCCACGTGCCTCCAAGACCAACCGTGCACGCTTCACCGGTTTCACTGAGGTCAAGGCGTGGTCTGAGATTAAGGCTGACATCTATAAGAAGGGCTACGGCTATATGCTCAAGACCATTAATGATGTAGACCAGTATGTCGATGAACTCTCTGGCGCCCACCCATACCGCTGGGAAGATGAGATTACTGCCGACCTTAACACCTTCCGCTCTATCTATGCTGTCGACCCAGTAGCAGATTCCAAGTCTGTCGATAAGAAAGGCAACGAAGTTTCTCCTAAGGAACCAGGCTACAAGGGCGAGGACGTTGAGGTTGCCTATATCTGGGACCTTATCTCAAACGTTTACGCCGTTATTATCAACCGACGCTTCATTGTCCAGCTCGAAGTCGATAAGTTGAAGAAGTCTATCCCAGTTAAGTTCTACGACTCAGAGGGAGAAGAAAGGACGCGCACCGATACCGTTCGCGTTGATTCTCCAATCGTTACTATCCCATTCATCGAAGCAGACTGGGAAACCTACCCTGTCTCTCCGCTCTTCTACTGTCTCGATGACTTTGATGCTATCTGTTCTATCGAAGCAGTGATGAACCATAACTTAAGCATCATGGCCCCGATTACTTTCATGTCTGCATCCTATGACGCAGAGCAGTTCGAGAAGCTATCACAGGTGGCTGGTCAGATTGTAGAGGGCACGCTCCAGACATTCGGTGTGGTTAACAAGTCTCACGATATGTCTCCATGTATCTCGGCTATCGAACGTCGTGAGCAACGCATCAAGCGTATGCTCGGCGCAACTGACCAGTTCGAACTTCAGGCTATGATTGGCAACCGC